GCCTGCTTGGCAGGGATCAGCACTTTAATGGATACGGTCATGATTTTCCTTAAGTTGGCGCAACGTATGCGGTAATGATTCCATTGGCAAAGGTCAGGGAGCCATCTGTTCCCAAGGCAGTGAGCTTTGCCAATGCTGCTGTTCCAGAAATTCCAACATTCTGAAACGCCATTGTGCCGAGGCCAGAAACTGCAATGCTGATTGATCCTGGCCCAGGTGTTATGGCAATGTTTGCTCCAGCAGAAAGACTGGCCTTGGTCAGTGTGTTGCCTGTGGTATTGCCGATCAACAATTGACCATTGGTGAAGGTGCTTTGACCAGTGCCACCATTTTTTACTGGCAAGATGCCATTGACATCGTGCTCCAGCTCCACATTGTTGCGCACCGGGGCCAAAGCCAGCAACTCCAAGGCCTGGGCCAAGCGCGGGATGGCATCCAAAGCCTGCTGCACCTTGGCATTGAGTGCAGCATCATTGACTGCTGTGTCCTGTGCCAGTGCTGCAATCTGCGCCAGCGCCTCGTTGGCCGTGGCCGATGCTGTGTCGGCCTGATACTCAAAGTCGGTGCCGGTGATGACCTGCAGCTCGTCCACCACAGCAAACAGCAGCTCAAACTGCCTGATCTGCTGCTGATCGGTCAAAAACGCCGCGAGCTGGTCGCGGGTCAGGTTCAGCCTGCGTGAGACGGGTGCGGTGGCCATCAGTACGCCAATGCCTCGATCTGGGCCTCAAGCCTTGCAAACGACACATGGGCATCGCTGTCGCCACGAAAGCGCTGGATGCGCCAGTTGCGCATGTGTCCCTGTTGGAACCATGCCAGGCGCTTGGCGGTGTTGCCAATGGTGCCAACGGCAATGCTACGGTCCTGGCTCCAGGACAAGCCGTTGACGCTGTAGCTGGTGCTGATCTGCGGATTTTTGCCCAGCGCCACGCTGCCGGTCAGTGCAACCAGCTCGAGACGGTTGAAGATCGCGCCATTGCCCTCGTTGTAGACGATCAGCGTTCCGAACTCCCAACGCACCTGCTGGCCCCAGTGGTGGCCGGTGTCCTGCACCAAGTAGCCAATGGAGCTGGACTGCGGATCGCCGACCAGCCACTTGTCGTAGGCCCACACCAGGTTGCGCGCGCGGTACTGGCTGAATCCGACCACAGTGCTGGTGAGCGTGAACCAGACAGGCTGCTCGAGCGCCTCGCTGGCCGAGGCATCGTAGACCACCGTGCGGTCTGGCAGGTGGACGTAGAGGTGCTGGTGCGCCTTGTCGTTGCGTGCCTCCAGCTTGACCTTGACCAGTTGAGCCTCGGTGTACTGCAGGAGCAGATTGTCGATCTCCTGCGTGCTGATTTTCTGGGTGGTTGCTGCTGCGCCAAGATAAATGCCTGGCGCTTCGTTGCGTCCACCGCCCAGAAATGCGATGCGCTCCAGAAAGGTGCAGCAAGCGTGCGTGCCAATCACACCCTTCTGAACTTGTGCGCCGTCAATGCGCTGAAAAGGAAACAGTGCGCCGCCCACGTTGTCGAAGACCTCTTGCGTATTGCTGTTGAGGGCATAGACCTCGTTGCGCAGCTTGATGAGTGCCACAACAGGATCAGGATCAACCTCCGAGCTGCCGTACTTTAGAGGGTTGACCTGCATCGGGTCTGACAGCTCGGTGACGACCAAATTGGCACCGTCGGTGGTCATGAAGAAGCCATCCACCCAGACCACATCAAGCACGATTCCAAGGTCTGGGTCGGTGACTTGCCGCAAGATGGGAGCCGTTGGGTTCCAGACAGATGTTGCTGTGGTGTTGACTGGAATCCAGTAGTACAGGCGGCCACCGGACGCAATGGCCAGCACGTCGAAGCTGTAGTCCATCGTCACCAGCTCGGTGGTTGGCCCACCAACATCACCCAGCACAGTGACAGCGCCATTGCTGGCCACGGTCACCAGCTTGGTCCCCATAACCCGATAGCAGACGCCGTTCCAGTTGATGCCGCCTCGGTCGATGCCTGGGCCTGTGCCGTTGGCCACGATGCCGTCGCCAGGACGCAGAAAGCCATTGCTGATGCCAGACGCCTTTGGCACAGGCACCATGTTGACAGGGTATGCGGTGCGCAGTTCTGGCGTGCTGTCAGTGTAGATGCCACTTAGGATTGGAACTTGCATGGCATCACTTTTTGGCTTTGTTGCGTGCTGAGATTGCCTTGGCCTTAGACCGTGCGTCCTCCTTGGAGCTTGCGCCCCAGGCCTTCAAACTGAGCAGCAGCCTGGTCGGTTCGCCGTTTTTCATCTCTGGTCCAGGCATGTTGCCCATTCGAGCCAGGAAGCTGGCTCGCCTCGGGTTGTCGCCCGACTTAACAGGTGGCTTGATGTTCTGACCTGCAGCCTTCAAGCTGGCGCGACCAGCAGCATTCAAGCCGCCCTTGGGGTTCTGCCCTTCCTTGCGCTGCCATGCCGGTGTTTTCATCTGTACCTCGCCACTTTTGCGGCCACCTTCTTGGGCTGCTTTGCAAACTGTTTTCCCTTGGATGTGGCTTCGCGCTTGGCGCGGGTCGTTGCAGCGTACTCAGCCGGGGTCAAAGCCTTGATGGCCTTTTCGGGCAAATAGCGCTCTCCCGTCTCGCTGGACGGCTTGCCAGACTTTGTGCGCCAGTTCTGTGCACTCCAGTCCTTGAGCGATTTCTGCGTGGCCTTCATGACTTGTAACCTCCACCTTTGGCCTTGTACTGCTTGGCCAGTAACTGTGCCTTGCGTGCAGACCACTCACCGGCAGCAGTGCCCTGCACCGATGCGCCTTTGATCTGCTCAAACAAACGCTTGCGCATCGTCGGCTTGGTGTAGACCCCAGCCTTGTTGACGGAGGACTTGGGCTTGGTGGCCATTACGCGGCCACGCCTTTGATGACTGCGAAGTTAAACACAGGCTGCTCAGTTGTCGTGCCGCCAGTGGTGCGAAATGTGATGTTGAAACTGCCAGCCGCTACCGCAGTGACCATCAGGTCGTACAAATCAGTGCCTGACTTTTGGTTCAGAATAATGACATCCGTTGCTGCCACCGTGCTGTTGGTCACAGCAAAAGTTGTCGCACTGGTTGTGCCTGCTGCACTGAACAGCGTGATTGAACCAGTTGTTTTATCAAGCGTCACACCTGTGGTTCGGCTTGTGCCTTGGGTGACTGCACCGCCTGCGCCTGTCGCATAGCCAATGCCTGCGGTGCCAGATGAAGTGACTGCACCAGTGGCCGCCAGACTTGTGCCTGTGGCCGCACCAATGTTCGGGGTGACCAGTGTTGGGGTGTTCGCAAATACATTCGCACCTGTGCCGGTCTCATCGGTCAATGCTGCTGCGAGGTTCGCCGATGTGAATGAACCCAAAGATGTGGCGTTGCCGACTGAAGTTACAGCGCCAGTAAGGTTTGCGTTTGTGGTGACATTTCCTGCTGTAAGTCCAGCCGCAGTGCCTGTGATGTTTGTTCCAACAAGTGAAGATGGTGTGCCGAGTGCGGGGGTTACCAAGGTCGGGCTGTTTGCAAACACCAATGAGCCTGTGCCAGTCTCATCTGTCATTGCAGCACGAAGATTTGCGCTCGATGGGCTTGCAAGCCAGGTCTGTACGCCAGCGGCATAAACAGTCTCAGCGTTGATCTGATACCACGAATTTGTTGGCTGATAAAACCTGATCGCTGTTGCTGTGCCAGCGGCCAACGAAGTCACACCACCAAAAATAGCAGTCGCACCGTTGAGCGCAATCGTCAACGATGTGATCTCTTGCGTGGTGGTAATCAGCACCGTAGTGCCATCAGGCACGCCAGTGTTCAAAGGCAAAGTGATCGTGCCAGTGGCCAATGTTCCAGCAGGCTGCAGAAGCATCCACTGGTCATTGCTCACGGGTGTTGGCACGGTGATGTTAAATCCTGTGCCTGGAACATATAGGTTCGTCGCCAAGGTCGGAGACGCAAACGTCTGCTGGAAATACTGCAGGAGCTGCGTGACCGAGACCCTGCGTGCGTCTCCATTGTTGGGCACATAGATCGGGAACTGGTCGCCACCAGAGACTTGAGAAATGGGCGATAGTTGATTGATCGTTGGCATGACTGCTGTTCCTCAGTAGTATTCGATTGGGCCGTCTTGACCGGCCAGGACGGGATCGGCTGGTGGACGGACAAATGGGTTGTCATAGACGCGCCAGGGTTTGTTGCCTGCGCCTGCTGGCATGGTGCTTGGCAATTGCTGCTCCATTGGCATGGCAGCACGGGACAGGAGCGTGTTATAGGACTCCTTGGCCGTTGCCTTGGTGTCGGGCATCACCTGCT